CTGCGGAATCGGGGCATTGGATGCACAGATCTGGTGCTGCAAAAAAGTAATTGAGATCACGGAGGCATGGGAATGACACTGAAGGAGGCAATGGCCTACCGGGGCGAGAACGCCGACACCCTGGCGGAGAAGATCGGCATCCGGGCCGGGGAGATCACCAAGTGGATGCGGCCTGCCGGGCTGCTGCGGGTGCCGTCGGTACGGCTGCAGCAGCTGGCCGTGGCGCTGGACGGCGGGGTGCTGGTGACGGCGGACGGTGTGGAAGTGGAGCTGTACGGGAGCGGAGGCAACGCATGAGCAAGGACAAATGCAGAATGAGCCGCAAGCGCTTTTGCAAAAAGGCGGCCGGAAAGCACGGCGTGCAGGTACAGGAGGTGCGGGACATGGTGCGTGAGGAGTGGGCGGACCCGCTCAAGCGCCTGCAGGAGAAGCGTGCGAGCGCAAAGCACCGGGCCGGGAAGCAGGAGGGCAGCGCCGTATGATGGTATACAAGTATCGCCTGACCGACCCGGACAGCGGGAAGGTACTGTACGAGGGCACGGCGGCAGATCTGGCCGCCCAGGGCGTGGTGCGGGCGGAGAAGATCCTGCCGACGCTGTGGCGGGATCAGCAGCGCCAGCACAAGCGCCGCGGCAAGCACCGGTGGGACATCACCCGGGAAAAGGTAGAAGTGGCTTGCAGCCGGAAAGCCTACAAGGTGCGACTGAAGCCGAAAAAGACGGAGAACGCCCAGGCAAAGCCGCCGAGGAGGCCCACAAAGCCGAAGGGGGCCGCCGTACTGACGCTGAAACCGGCGGCACCCAGGAAGCCCCGGGTGCGGCTGAAGAAGTACCTGGCAGACCCTGACCCGCTGCAGCTGGATGTGCGGGACCTGGAAGGCTACAACGCCCAGGCCCGGGAGCATGGAAAGAAAGAGCTGAGCTACGGGTACTGGGCGGCCGAAGGGAAACCGGCTGCTCCGGCATGGTAAAGCCGGTATGCACGCCGGACTGCCCGGACCGGCACCCGGCCTGCAGCGACCGGTGCGAAAAGTACCGGGCCTGGAAAGCGGAGGTGCAGAAGGAAAAGGCCTATACAAAGAGCCAGAACGATGCGGGCAAGATCAACCGGAACGACTTTGACGCGGAGTTCTGGATGGGCGGAAAGCACAAATAACGAGCCCCCGGCGGCGCTGGATGCGCGCGGCCGGGGGCTTTGGCGACGGCGGGAGCGTCAGGCCGAACGGGTGCTGCCAGAGGGAAAGCTCTGGCGGCAGGCGTTTGAACTGAACAAGCCATTCCTTTTTATAATAGGCGTCCGAGGCGGGCGCTTTGGGGGGCTTGTATACCCGTTAATCTTGTGACTGTGTGGGCCACAGAAAAGAAACCAACACGAAAAGTTTACCGGACAGGGAGGGCACCGGGATGCGAAAAAGCTACATCCGGGAAAAAAGGACCCTTTGCGGGGACACATACCAGGCCGTGGGCATTTACCCCGTGACGGATCAGGAGCACCGCCAGCGGGGCAAGAAGCGCAAGGAAAGTGACCGGGGGCAGAAGAGCCGGAACAAAGCCGCCAGCCTGCGCCGCCGACAGCGCAAGGTGCTGGCCAATTTTGACCAGAACGGCTTTTACCTGACCGCTACATACGAGGACGCCTACCTGCCCGAGGACGAGGAAGGCTGCTGGCGGGACGTGAAGAACTATGCCCGGCGGGTGCAGCGGGCGGTGCGCAAGCGCTTTGGCGTGCGGGGAACGTGGCTGAAGTTGATGCTGTGGGCCGTGCGCAACGGCGAGGCCGGGCGGCTGCACATGCATGGCTTTGCCCAGTGCCCGGGGCTGAGTGAGGCAGAGCGGCGGGAGCTGCGGTATATGCTGGAGGATCTATGGCGGCGGCGTGTCCCCGGCACACGGGAGTTTGAGCCCATGGGCACCATGAACGCAGACCGGATCATCACGAAGAAGATCCTGGGCATTGACGGGCAGGATACGAGCGGCACGGTGGGGTACATCTACGGCCACGGCTTCCGGCGGTGCCTGGAAACCAGCAACCTGACCCTGCCGGAGGAGCAGCCGGCAGCTGACACCAAGTGGAGCCGCCGCCAGCTGCGGGAGGCCTGCAGCGAACACGCGGAGGACCCGGCGTGGTGGGAAAAGCTGTTCCCGGGGTGGGAGTGCGTGAAGATCCAGATCTTTGACCCCGGCGGGCTGCACGAGAATGCCGAGCCCCGGCCGGAGGGCTGGGAAGCCACCGAACCGCAGGCTTATGTGATCCTGCGGCGGCGGGAGTTTGCGAAAGTTCGCACATGACAGACAAGAAATATTTATTTTGCGCGTAAAATAGGCGGTTTGTGCGGGGAATGTGTGAGATATCAGCCAAAAACGGCAAAAAAGCGGGAAAGGCGGCGGGCAGTGACCAAAAAGCAGCGGAAAGAGGTGCGCAGGGCGCTGCGGCAGTACGACGGGCGCGGCAAGTGGGCGGCGGTGCTGGACCGGGTGCGGGACTACTATGCCCGGACGGACCCTGCCTGCTGGGAGCTTTTGCGGATGCGCTACCTGGAGGGCATGCGGGAAGAGGACGTGATCCGAGCGCTGTACATCGGGCGGACGACCTATTACAGCAAGGAGCTGGAAGCGCTGAGCACGGTGGGGATCTATGCGGCGGCGACAGGGCTGCTGGAGGCGGAATGACAGCTGCGGGAACGAAGAGAGATGGCTGAGCGCTGCGGCGCGCGGCCTTTTTGTACTGCAACGGCGACGACCGCAGCCTGCGGCTGAAGCAGGGAGGAGCTGTTGGGGCAGCGGCCAGCAGGATGCAAGGCCCGCCAAAGGGCCGCAGCAGACGCTGGGAGCTGAGGCTGGGGCAGTGTTCTGGTTTTTCAAAGCGCCGCAAGGCCGCTGCGGAAAAAACAGCAAACACAACCCGTGCTCCACTCCCCCAAAAAGTCCGTAGGTTTTTTGTGCGGCGGTTTGCGATAGACTGGAACCATGAGCACAGAGGGAGGGCCTGGGATGGCACAGCGGAAATACTGCAAAAATACCGTGCCGGGTCGGCAGGGGCGCGGGAAGAAGTACCCGGCCAGGGTGCGGGCTGAGGTGGTGATGGCCATGATCAGCTCCAACTCCATCTGTGCAGTGGCCCGGAAGTACGGCGTGCCGGAGAGCACCATCCGCAGCTGGATGGCCGAGGAGGCCGGAAAGTCGGACGGGGTGTTTGCCGAGGCCAGGGCCCAGGCGGCGCGGGAGATCGCAGCCCGGGCGGCGCTGGGAGCCCGGGCCCAGGTGGGCTACCTGCAGCAGCGGGTGGCCGAGAACCAGCGGGCCAGCGAGATCTGCACAAAGCTGCGGGCAAAACTGGACGAGGATGCCCGAGCCAGGGACTTTGCGATCGGCGGGCTGCTCAAGAGCGAGGCGGAGAACCTGCAGGACACGGCAGAAACCGGCCTTGTGGTGTACAGTGAGCCGGGCAGCTACGACCGGCGGCTGGAGGACGATGAGCGGAAGGAGCTGGAACAGCAGCTGGAGCGGTACGAGGCGCTGGCCATGACCGACAAGGACGCGGCGAACGTGGCCACGGTGCTGCTGAACGCTGCGGCCAATGCGGCGGCGCTGGTGCCGCGGGACGAGGGCGGCAGCCAGAGCGCTGCCCCGGCGGTGTTGATGGAAGCAAAGGACGACGCAGAGCAGCAGGAGGTGGTGCTGGATGGCACGGCAGGAGATTAACGGCCGGCCCATCATCTGGCGGCCGCAGCCGAGGCAGGCGGCCTTTATGCGGCGCAGCGAGGACGAGGCCCTGTACGGCGGGGCGGCCGGCGGCGGCAAGAGCGACGCGCTGGTGATCGAGGCGCTGCGGCAGGTGGATGTGCCCAACTACCGGGCATTGATCCTGCGCAAGACCTTTCCCCAGCTGCGGGAGCTGATCGACAAGACCATGCAGTACTACAAGCCCGCATTCCCCAAGGCCCGGTACAATGCCAGCAACCACTGCTGGACCTTCCCCAGCGGGGCGAAGATCTATTTTGGCAGCATGTTCCGGTCCCAGGACAAATACAACTACCAGGGCCAGCAGTTTGATTTTATCGGGGTGGACGAGCTGACCCACTTCACCTGGGAAGAGTACAGCTACCTGATGAGCCGCAACCGCCCCAGCGGGCCGGGCACACAGGTGTACATCCGGGCCACGGCCAACCCCGGCGGCATCGGCCACGGGTGGGTGAAGGCCCGGTTCATCACGCCGGCACCCCCGGGCACCCGGATGGTGCAGCTGGTGGACGTGGAAAAGCTGCGGCGCACGCGGGTGTTTATCCCCTCCACCATCTTTGACAACCCGGCACTGCTGAAAAATGACCCGGGGTATCTGAACAACCTGGCGTCCTTACCGGAGGCGGAGAAGCAGGCGCTGCTCTATGGCAGCTGGGACAGCTTCAGCGGCCAGGTGTTCACCGAGTGGCGCAACGACCCGGCCCACTACGAGGACCAGCGGTGGACCCATGTCATCAAGTCGTTTCGCATTCCGGCGCACTGGAAGATCTGGCGCGGGTACGACTTTGGCTACTCGCGGCCCTTCTCGGTGGGGTGGTATGCAGCGGACGAGGATGGCAGGCTGTACCGGATCAAGGAGCTGTACGGCTGCACCGGCACGCCGAACGAAGGCCTGAAGATCGACCCGGTGGAGCAGGCCCGGCGCATAAGGGAAGCGGAAGAGAACGACCCGATGCTGAAAGGCCGGGTGATCCAGGGCGTGGCGGACCCGGCCATCTTCAACGAGAGCCAGGGCGAGAGCATTGCCCAGATGCAGGAAAAGCACCCGTACTACCTGGTATGGCACCCGGGAGACCACACCCGCCTTGCCGGCAAGATGCAGATGCACTACCGGCTGGCCTTTGACGCCGAGGGACGGCCCATGCTGCAGGTGTTTGACACCTGCAAACACTTCATCCGGACCATCCCGAACCTTGTGTACGACGAGAGCAACGTGGAGGATATCGACTCCGACCAGGAGGATCACATCTACGACGAGTGCCGCTATGTGCTGATGGAAAACCCCCTCAGCCCGCGGCAGATCCAGAAAGAGACGGCGCTGCGGGACGACCCGCTGGACCTGGACAGCCACAAGAGCCGCACCAGAGTGATGCGGGTGTAAGGACGAGAGATGTTCTCTTTTGCCGCACAAAAGAGAACCAGAAAAGCGCGGCGGTGCCCGCAGGGCATGAAAGCCCCAGTGGGGCTTTTAAGCCGCAGACTGGTTTGCGAAGCAAATGACGCGTGTTTAGCGCGGCAAGGTCACGGCGATTTCGACGCGCTGGACCCACGAATCAAGGGCTGCTCGCCCTTGATAATCCCAAAGAAGAAGTCAAACCGGAAAAAAGCTAGCCGCTGTGCTTAACGCTTTTTTCTCGGTTTTCCGATTGGAATGAGTGCGAGCGGAAAGGAAAAGCTGCATGAATGAACAGGAACTTTTGCAGGAGCTGCTGCAGCGGTACCCGGACTCGAGAAAGACGTTGTATCCGGAAGATCGGGGCGGAATTGCCACCCCGGCGGGGGCCGGGATGCTGAACGGCCTGGGAGCACGGCCGCCGGAGCCTGTGACCGGAACGGGCCTGCAGACGGCAGGCGGCAAACCCACGGAGGATGCTGCCGGGGCGCAGGTGATCGGGCCGGAGGAGATCGCAAAGGCGGGGGAGACCCTGCAGAAATACAAGGCGGGCAAGGCGTCGCTGGACAAGCGCATTGTGGACAACGAGCTGTGGTTCCGCATGGGGCACTGGAAGAACTGCGAGAACAAGATGATGGAGGGCAAGCCCAAACCCTCCAGCGGGTGGCTGTTCAACAGCATTGCCAACAAGCACGCCGATGCCATGGACAACTACCCGGAGCCCAACGTTTTGCCCCGGGCGGCGGACGACGAAGAAACGGCCAAGGCACTCTCGAAGATCATCCCGGTGGTTTTGGAGCAGTGCGACTATGAGCAGGTGTACAGCGACACCTGGTGGCGCAAGCTCAAGACCGGCACCGGCGTGAAGGGTGTGTTCTGGGACCCGACGCTGCGAGGGGGCCTTGGCGACATCAGCGTGAAGAGCGTGAACCTGCTGATGCTGTACTGGGCCCCTGGCGTGAGCGACATTCAGGAGAGCCCGAACCTGTTCAGCCTGAGCCTGGAGGACAACGAGCAGCTGGTGGCGAAATACCCCCAGCTGGAAGGCCACACCGGAAAGAGCCTGGACGTGGCCGAGTACATCCACGACGATCAGCTCGACACCACCGGCAAGAGTGTGGTGGTGGACTGGTACTACAAAAAGGCCCGGCCGCAGGGCGCGCCGGTGCTGCACTACTGCAAGTACTGCAACGGCGTGGTGCTGTACGCCAGCGAGAACGACCCGGCCCTGGCCGAGCGGGGCTTTTACGACCACGGGAAATACCCCTTTGTGCTTGACCCGTTGTTCATGGAAGAGGACAGCCCGGCGGGCTTTGGGTACATCGACGTGATGAAGGACACCCAGACCGCCATTGACGAGATGAACCACGCCATGGACGAGAACATGAAACTGGCAAGCAAACTGCGCTTTGTGGTGAGCGACTCGGCCGGGGTGAACGAGGAAGAACTGGCGGACTTCAGCCGGGACATCGTGCATGTGGTGGGGCGGCTGAACAGCGACACCTTTATGCCGCTGCAGACCAGCGTGCTGAGCGGCAACTGCATCACCTACCGGGACGACCGGGTGAACGAGCTGAAGGAAGTCAGCGGCAACCGGGACGTGAGCCAGGGAGGCACTACCAGCGGCCTGACCGCGGCCAGCGCCATTGCGGCCCTGCAGGAAGCGGGCAGCAAGCTGAGCCGGGACATGCTGAAAAGCGCGTACCGCTCCTTTGCGAAGGAGTGCTACCTGATCATTGAGCTGATGCGCCAGTTCTACGACGAGCAGCGGGTGTTCCGCATTACCGGAGAGACGGGGCAGACCGAGTACACCCCCTTCAGCGCGGCGCAGCTGCGGGCCGTGCCGGGCGGCGAGATCGGCGGGGTGCAGCTGGGCGACCATGAGCCGGTGTTTGACATCACGGTGAGCGCGGCCAAGAAGAGCACCTTCAGCCGTCTTTCTCAGAACGAGACGGCGAAAGAGTGCTACCAGATGGGCTTCTTTGCGCCTGCCAACGCCGACGCGGCCCTGGCGGCGCTGGACATGATGGACTTTGAAGGCATTGAGAAGGTGCGCCAGCGGGTGAGTGAGAACGGCACGCTGTACACCCAGCTCCAGCAGATGGCACAGCAGCTGCAGAAGATGGCAGCCATCATCGACCAGCAGAACGGCACCAACGTGAGCGAGGCGGCAGGAGCGGCTGCGCAGGCGGCGGGCAGCACGGGTGGCGGCAGCGGCAGTAGCAATGTGACCCGCAGCACCACCAACAGCCTGGGCGCTGCGGTGGGCGAAGGGAACAACAGTCTCTCGACACAGGCGGCCAAGCGGGCCATGGATGCGAACAACCCGAACAAAGAATGACGGGGGACGTTCTCTTTTGCCGCACAAAAGAGAACCAGAAAAGCGCCAGCGATTTCGACGCGCTGGACCCACGAGAAAGGGGCTGCTCGCCCCTTTCAGACCCCAAAGAAGAAGTCGAACCGGAAAAAAGCTAGCCGCTGCGCTTAACGCTTTTTCTCGGCTCTCCGATTGGAACAGGAACGACAGGAGGAAAACGGCGTGATCAAAGTGGAAATGATGCAGACCGACAAGGGCTATAGTGTAGCAGCAAGCGGCCACGCAGACTATGCACCCAAAGGCCAGGACATTGTGTGTGCGGCAGTGAGCGTGCTGCTGCAGACGCTGGCCAACAAGGTGGAGGAGGCTGCACGGCAGAAGCAGCTGGAGAGCAGCTGCGTGCAGCACGGTGAGTCTTTTGTGGTGCAGGCAAAGCCCAGCGGCGGCATGACCGGAATCATGGTTGCTGCATGGTACGACTTTGTGGAGGAAGGGCTGAGCGAGCTGGCCGGGCAGTACCCGGACCATGTGGAGTTGTACATTTACGATGACAGCGACGGCTGCGATGCGCCGGAAAAGGCACTGAACCTGCAGAAATTTGCCGAAGGCGGAGACGGCGGCGCAGGTGCTGCAGAGGGCGGTGCGGCGGAAGCGGCCGCCCCGGCGGTGCAGGAGCCTGCCCTGCGGCCGGCACAGGAGCGGCTGGCGCGGCGCAGCGGTGCGGAACCTGGCCACCACCCATCTGCTGAAGGGCAAGGCGGCAGGCGGGGAGAAACTCCCCCAGACGCCTGCGGGCGGCAGCCCCCTCAAGGAGGGGGCCTCTGGCAGTGAGAGTGACCTGGCGGAAGCGGAGAAGCACCAGGAACCTGCCAAGGAGCCCAAGGCCGAAAAGACCCCGGAGGAGCGCCGGAGAGCCTTTGGCGAGATGGTGCAGGGCGAATACAGCGACGTGTTCCAGGAGATGATGCAGCGGGCCATTGATAAGGCCACGGAGAACATCCGGCAGAATCCGCAGGTGGCGCGGCTGACCCAGGCACTGGCCAATGCCTACGGCGTGGACACCGATGACATGGACGGCCTGATCGAGGCGGTGGAGAACGGCCGCGTGAAGGGCGTCCACAACGGCGTC